GCGGGATTTAAAGCTGAGGTAATTAAGACAGACGATCCGGAGGTTCTAATCAATGCAGTTAGAAAATATTTGGGGGAAATATAAATGTCGTTCTTTGATTACTACACTCTGCCTAACTCTTTCAAAGCACAGGATGTTGCAAAAAGAACGCTACCTGAGCATGAATTACAAATAGGGGTTTTGGACAGGGCCATTAGGGATTTTAAAGACAGTGAAATATCAACACAAAAGCGAAACACAAAGTTAGCTCAAGAAGATGCTGAACTAAAGTCTTGGTTTAACTCAAACAAAACACACGAGTATAGTTTTCTAGATATTTGCAGGAGCTTAGGCATAGAACCAGAGCGAATTAAGAAATTGTTTTTAAATGATAAACCTGTTTCAAGGTGGAGTACTCAAGGAAGGAAGGCGAGCAAGTATTAAAGGATTTTTATAATGAAAATTGCGCAGATAGATACAGCTTACGGTCATTTCCTAGCATCAACACAAATGCTAGGAGAGAAGCGGTTAATAGTAGAGTTGATTTATCGCTCGTTTTGGGATGCTTTGGGGCGTGGGGGTAGTGGCGGACTCTCTAAAACTTGCATGAAAAACGATAAAAGAACAGGACTACTTTTTATAAATGACCTTTGCAGTATAGATTGGGGGTGGAGTCAACTGACAGCTAGTGAACTTTGTGTTATAGCAACAGGTAGTGAGTATTTAGTCAGGCGGATGCAAAAAGCTATTAAAAATAAAGAAGAAATTAAATTTATGATTAAACGAAGAAACGAAAGAGGAAATGAATTATGTTAAAACCATATGGCAAAAGAATAATAGTAGAAAGGGAAGAAGCTAAGGAAATATCAGATGGCGGGATATATATTCCGGACACTGTTAAAGAGAAAGAGCGGCCAAGAAAGGGGAAAGTTTTGGCGGTCACAAAAGATTCTGATTGTGGAATAGAGATTGGTCAGACCGTTGTTTTCGGTCGCTATTCCGGAGTTGAAGTAGACGATGTTCTTGTTTTAAAGTTAGAAGATATTCATGCGGTGGAGGGGTAAATGATAAAACCTGATAAGCCTGCTAACAGAATAAAAGGAAAGTTTATCAAAGGAGTTTCTGGAAACCCTAAAGGGAGACCTAAAACGCCTGAAATTTTCCATGAAAACTTAAGCAAAGCAATGCAGACCGTCATTGAATTATTAGCGTCAGACGATGAATCTATGCGTCTAAAAGCGAGCGAGTCAATTATTAATCGTTGCTTAGGGAAGCCTGCACAAGCTGTAGATTATACAGGGGAAGTTGTAATAAGCCAAACCGTAGACAGGGCATTGCCCGAAACAGCGGAGGAATGGTTGGCGCGAGTTGAAGCTCAACTTCTTGCTAATCGCAACTAATGATAAGACCTAATCCCGGAACGCAGTTTGATGCAATTCAGGCGGATTGGTGTCAGGAGATATTCTTTGGTGGCGCAAGGGGTGGGGGGAAGTCTTTTTTCTTATTACTAGACTTTTTACAAGATGTTCCTAAATACGGTAAGGCTTGGCAGGGGATTATTTTCAGGCGGTCATATCCTGAACTTCAAGATTTAATTAAGAAAGCTAAAGAAATATTTAGAGAGTCAGGTGGTCAATTCTTTGAGCAAAAGAAAGAATATCACTGGGACAATGGGGCAATTCTTAAATTCAGATACATCGAGAAAGAGCGTGATGCTGATATGTATCAAGGGCATGAATACACTTGGATTGGGTGGGATGAATTGCAACAGTGGGAAAATGAAAACGCTTACTTTAGATTGTTTGCGTGCTTACGTTCTGCTCATCCAGTACCGACAAAAAGAATAAGATCGGGTGGCAACCCGGGGGGAATCGGTCACTCGTGGATCAAGAAGTATTTTATCGATCCTGCTCCTAAAGGATTTAAGCTTCTTACTGATAAGAACTCGCAAAGAATGTATATTCCTAGCCTAATTACTGATAATCCAGAGTTATTAAAAAACGATCCAACTTACGTTGAGAACCTTAAGCGTGTTGGTAATGCTCAACTAGTTAAGGCATGGCTTGAGGGTGATTGGTCAATTATTAGCGGAGCATACTTTCCAGAGTTTGATTTACGCAGGCACGTCATTAATCCATTTAAGATACCTAACCACTGGTTTAAGTACCGAGCTTTCGATTGGGGAGGCGCTGAACCTTTCTTCGTGCATTGGGTAGCAGTATCAGACGGAGAGGATTTTATAAGTCATAATCAAAGTATTTGGTATCCGAGGGGNTCNCTNATTTTNTATCGAGAGTGGAANGGTTGNAATCCTGACAAAACAAGGGAGGGGCTAAGGATGCGAAATGCTGACATAGCTCAAGGTATACTAGATAGGACTCATGAATCAGACGTTAAGGTAACGCTTACCGATTCGCTACCATTTCAGGCAAGGGGTGGGCCAACTATTGCCGATGCTTTTAAAGATTGCGGAGTGCCATTACTACAAGCTGACACTGCAAGGATTACCGGGTGGACTCATGTAAAGGACAGGCTAATCGGGATGGACGATGTGCCAATGATCTTCATCTTTGAAACTAATGTTTACACGATTGAATATTTTCCGGCGTTGCAAATTGACGAGCGACATCCGGAGGACGCTGTAACAAGTGGAGAGCCAACTCACAGCATGGATTCGCTACGATATGCTTGCGCAACTTTTCCAGTAATTGCGGATAAGAAAAAAGAATACAAATTAGACTTAACTCCGAAGCTACCTACCTTTACTGACGCATTAGAAAAAAGTAAAAGAGGAAAACATGGAAGAAGCGATTACTGATCAAGAAAACCCGTCAAAAGAAAAGAAAGTTACTAGAAGATCGACCGCAGGATATTGGCTTAAATGGGTGGCAGTTGCGAAAGATGCGAATAAAAAACATTGGTCAATCTCTCAAGATGCCTGGAATGAATTTTTAAAAGCCGCGCCTGATACTCAATCCGCATCTCAACTAAAATCTCCAAGACCCGATAGATTCCCGATTTTTTGGTCATCTATTAAAAACTTACAGCCGGCTTATTACTCAAGAACGCCTGAAACTGTAGCTAGACGGATGTTTCAAAATAAAGACCCAATCGCCAGGACAGCGTGCTTGTTACTTGAGCGTGTCAGTAAGTATAACTTACAAACCTACCCGATTGATCCTGCGATGGTTCACGCCACCTTAGAATTTTTAATCACTGATAAAGCAACTGCAAGAATTTACTTAGAAGAAGAAAAAGCAATTACAACTATCCAAGAGCCTGTAATCGTTAATCAACAAACAGGCGAATACATAGGAGCTAACACTGGGGAGGTATTAGACACTACAATCATTCAGCAAAATCCAGACGGTAGTTTTTTTACAGAAAGCACAGAAGAACGAATAGTTAAGGTTTGTCCTTACGTTGTTCAAGTTGCTTATAACGATATTATTCACACTCCGAACGCTCAATTCTGGGAAGAAGTAAAAGAAATCGGCTTTCGTGTATTTATGTCAAAGCACGAATTTAGAGAAGAATTTGGCGAGGAGATTTACAACGTTGTTTGCTTTGGAGCTACTAATAGCACAAGCGAGAATGATCTAGATGCTACAACAAACGAGGATAAGGGCATCACGAAAGGGGATGACATATCCTCAGGTATTGAAGTGTGGGAAATCTGGGACAAAGAGGAAAAGAAAGTCAGATGGGTTTCAAATTCATATCGGGAGGGGATTTTAAAAGAAACAGAAGATGAATACAAACTAACTAACTTCTTTCCTTGCGCTCCGTTTATCATTGGTACTAAGCCACCTAAATCACTCTACCCAACTCCAATGTTTGAGCAGGTTAGACCGATGGTTGATCAGCTACACAGGATATTTACTCGAATATGCAAGATGACAACAGCACTGCGCAGACGTGGTATTGCTGATAAAGCTATGGCCGATGTAATTGCGTCAATTAACGAGCTAGACGATTTTGAGGTTTTTGCTTCTAGCCACTATCAAGATTTAGTTGACAAACAAGCGGCCGGATCAGAACCAATTTGGTATTTACCTCTAGGAGAATTATCACAAGCACTTGGCGAAGCTAGAGAGTTACTGCAAGCATACAAAGAACTATTCTATGAAATAACAGGTGTTCCTGATGTGGTTCGTGGCGTTAGCGATTATCGTGAAACAGCATCAGCGCAACAACAGAAAGGGCAATTCTACAATGTAAGATCAAGTTGGGATCAGCAAATGATCCAAGAATTAGCTAGAAATTTAATAGAAATGCAAAGCGATTTAACTATTGCTAGGATGCCAGACGATTTATTTCT